AATTAATTGTGACATTTAAGTATTTACCCCGTTAGGTGTTAAAAAACTACTCTTATGTATCATTTCGTTGTAATATTTTAGATCTGGGATTCTATTAAAATCATCGTTTATATCTATAGGTAAATAATTACCATCAGAACAAAAATGAAACCCTATAGTACCGGAAGGATATGTAGGTACTAAAGTATAATAATATCTCACAGCATTAAAATGTTTACGTTTAAATAGGTACATATCCTTAATAAGATCCTTATTGTAGAACATACTTTCAGATTGCGATACTACAATACCCTTAGGTTTTAATGCAACTTTAAGATTTTTATAAAACTCTTCTTTAAATAAAGATTCTCCTACACTAAATGGATCAGTAGAATCTATAATAATTACATCATATAAATCTTTACATTTCTTAATATATTCTGCACCATCTTCATTAATAATAGTAACTTTACTATCATCTAATCCTTGTGATACGTACGGAAAATGCTTTTTTGATATATCTATTACAAAGTTATCTATTTCAACGAGATCAATAGTTTTAACATGTTTATGCTTAAGAATCTCACGTATAGCTCCTCCGTCGCCACCACCTATAACTAATACATTATCAGGAGTATTATGAATGTTTAAAGGTACATGCGCTATCATCTCATGATAGTTAGCTTCATCAAATTCAGTTAATTGAATTACTCCATCAAGCTTTAATAGTTTACCAAAACGTTTAGTATTATAAACTTCTATATGTTGATATTTTGATTGAACTTCTTCTAAAAGCTCACCTTCAATAAGAATAGTACTACCATTCTTTTTATCCCAACTATCATCTATAATCATTGACGCCAATTACCTTTTGATAATACGTTTTCAGCTTCAAAAAATTCTTTACTGAACTCTTTCACTTTATGAATATCATACCACCTGCATGAAAAAATATCTAAATATGCAGCATTAGTATTATTAGCAAAGTGACCTGATACTAATGAAGTTTCTATTAATTGAGTCATAGAAAAGCCTGTAACTTTAGGATCATCTCCAAAATGAACTACTTGACATTCTCCATATCTTTTCATATTGATAATATCATCACATAATATTCTTACATACTCTTTAACTTTATCTGCGTCTCTAATTGTTTCTGGATTACAATTATATAGATCTACAGAATAGGACATGCCCCATAACTTATCATTTTCGAATGTACGTTCGTCCATGTTTACCTCTCTTAATACTTTTTGAATTTACTTTTTTAGCTTTAAAATGTCTTTGTAAAACATTTACTAACCTTTCATGATCTAATTTATCACAACAGCTAAATACATCTATTGCAACATATCCATGCTCAGGCCAAGTATGTATACTTATATGACTTTCAGTAATTACTAATACACCTGTTAAACCGTACGGACTAAATTCATGAAACTTTTCCGATACAATAGTTGCTTGTGATAGTTCAGCAGCTTTAACAAAATAACTTTTTACTATATCTGAATTTGATAAAACATCTTTATCACACCCGTAAAAATCAATTATCTGGTGATTAGCTAGATTCATTCTTAAACCTTTAATGCCATATCCCATATTACTAATTGCAATCTAGGACTAAAATTAAATTGATATTGTTTACATATATCAGCTACCATAGCTGACTTTTCAGTATGTTCTTCCCTACTACCGCAACAAGGCATTAACCAAACTTTTTCTTTATCAATAATACCATTATCAATATATCTTTCAAACATTTCTTGAACATCAGCTTGCTCATTTATAACAAACTTAAAACAAGCATTATGTTTATTATGCCATCTTAATACATCAGGCTTATATCTTATTCTATCAGGATCACCATTATTAGACATTTTAGGAGATACCGTAAACGTAGCTCTATATCTTTTTACCCAATCTTCTTTAGGTTGCATAGTACCATTAGTTTCAAAATCTATAATAGGTAAGAAATTAAATCTATTTATAAAGGTAGGTATCCATTTAATTAATCTTGATTGCTGCAACATAGGCTCACCACCAGTTATTTTAAGTATTGCACCTTTATATAACTCTTCAGCAAACCCATTTTCTTCGAAGAAGTCATTTAATTCATCGAAGGTATACTTATTTTTTACTGACCACGATACAAAAGAATCACATCCATGAGGTGAATCCTCAGATGCAAATCCTTTACATGTAAGATTACACATTGCAACCCGCATAAAAACAGAAGGTTTACCAATATGTACCCCTTCACCTTCTAAAGTATAAAATACTCTATCATCACTTAAGTTTATAAAATCAAACGCCATAATACAATTATATCTAAGTTCCTTTTTTTATCAATATAGTATAGTATTTATTCTATGATAATCAATTATTTTTATATATTTTTTACGTTGTATTTTACATAAATAGTTATAATGGCGAAGAAGAAAACCTCTACACGTCGGGCAAATGAAACTGATATATTTGATTTGCATAACTTAGCATCAAAAGATTGGGATACTGATTTCCATATCAAAAAAGAGTATAAACTCAATCATATCCAGCAAGAATTTTTTGATACTATAATTGATGATAAAACTAGCATGGGATTTATTGATGGTCCTGCAGGAAGTGCTAAGACATATATAGGAGTATTAGCAGCTTTACGTCTCCTTAACGAAGGTAAAGTTAATAATATAGTTTATATACGTTCAGTTGTTGAAAGCGCTAACAGAAGCATGGGTGCATTACCGGGAGAGTTAGAAGAAAAGTTTAAACCGTGGGCTGCACCTTTAATTGATAAGCTAGAAGAAATATTAGCACCGGAAGTACAAAGTAACTTGTTAACTAAACATATTATTAAGTGTATTCCTGTAAATTTTACACGTGGTTTAACGTTCCGTAACAGTTGTGTTATAGTAGATGAAGCGCAAAACATGACAGTTGATGAATTAACTACAGTTTTAACAAGATTTGGTGAAGACACTAAGTATATTGTAGTGGGAGACTCGTTACAAAGTGATATTAACGGTAAATCAGGTTTTAAACGTATAAAAGATTGTTTTGATACACCAGATTGTCAGGAAAATGGTATATTTGCATATGAATTTACTGAAAATGAAGTGGTTCGTAGTAAAATACTAAGATTTATAGTTAGTAAATTAGCTGATATCGCTTAATTCTTTAAGAGCTTGCTCAAAACTTACAAAATTTACTGTAGGTTCAGGTGTTTTTTCAGTTTTAGGTATTTGTTCGTTACTAATATTGTTCATTTTACTAAAAACATCGTTTTCTAACTGTATAGATTTAGGGTCTCTTTCACGTGTTATAAAAGAACTACCTGAAAAACCTGTATTACTAACAGATTTTTTAGGCATACTATTATAAACGTCTTCTAACCCCATGATGTACCTTGGAAAGGATTACTCATACCTTGTGTAACTCTTGTATTTGCACCAATTGCACTAGGTCTACCCTCTACTTGTTCTTTTTCTTTCTGAATATTATTGACAACTTCTTCTTTTGTCTTTTGTTCTGTCTCTTTTTGTGTATTTTCAACTTTTGGTGTTAAAGTTGATGTATTATCATTAAGAGTTTGTTCGTAAATAGCACTATTACCTTCATGTTCCCATACTTCAACTTTAGTTACGGTAACTCTATTGTTTGTAGACTCTTTAACGTAATTACTTACTGCATTATATACCCATTCAGCTGTTTTTTCTATACCAACACCTTCTTCCATAATGCGAAGATCAATCATACCTTTTTCTGAAAGTAATTTAAACGTTTCTAACTCTGGATCATCACCAGCAACGCATGTAGTATGATCAAATTGTTTTTCTAATACCTTTTTGATTTCTCTACAACCGCCGAAATCAAATACCCAATTTTTATCATCAAGACTATCAGCTGTAAAGTAAATTTTAGTTTGTAATCTATAACCGTGAATTAATTTGCAATGACTATCTGCTTTCCACTGACGAAATGCAGTAGAGCCCATAGGAATAACTTTTGTTGATATATATCTCATAATAAATCTATTATAGTATATAGATATTTATAATCAACCTAAAAAAAATGGTTGATTTCTTTTTTTACTTAGTTATAATATCTTTAGATAAGAGAGAATGCAGAATGGACTGTAGTTTATCTTCAAATGATATTTTTTCTAAACTTAATCCTAAAGCATTATCTTGATTATCTCTTTCTACCTTTAAAATAACGTTTAAATATCTTCTTCTTACATTATCAGGTTTACTTAATGGTTGTTTACCCTCTTTTTTAAATATATTCTCAACATATTTTTCAGGAGATACTATACCAACTTTTTTAGCTCTTTCTCTCATACCAGATGATATCTTTGAAACTGCTGTTTTAATTGCTTTACTACTTAATTTAGTTTCTTCTTTTTTACTTTTCTCTTTATCAATTGCTTTCTTTATTTTTTTCTTTGCATCATCTGATAATTTTTGCTTTTTATCTTTTATTTCATCTGGAATAATATCTTTACCGCTAGGCATATCATCTTTTAGTTTGGACATTTCTTCATCGTAACTAGCTTTAATTTTATTAGCAATTATAGTTCTATCTCTATCAGGTAAGTATTCAGGTATTAATTTATTCATAATATCCCTTTCAAACCTTTGATCAAATACGTTTTTATCTTGTCTATGTGATTTAAAAATAGGATTACCTTGTTGTATAACTGAACCCATCCCATCTTTTTGGTTTATTTCTCCACCATATATGAAAACTTTTAATACATCTATAATATCATTAATAAATTCAGATTTTGAATGGTGAGCTAACCTATTAGGATCTTTTTTAGGGTCAATTTTATATTCAATATAATCATTAACCATCTCTCTTGCTGCTAATAAAGTTCTTAAATCAGGATCTAATTTTCTTATTTCTGAATTTTTAAGTCTTTGAAATTCTGCTTTAGTTTGTTTTGCCTTTTCTTGTGGAGTAGGACCTTTAGGTGTTACACTATCAATTTTTAGATCATATAAATTCTGTTCTGGTCCAGTTAAATCTTCTCCAGCGAATAATTTATCAGATAACTTTTGAAATGCTAAATCAGTCATATATAATTTTTTTATAGGGTCACTATCTTTTAAATTAGCATAAGGTTTTACATTTGTCTTTTCTTTACCGAAAGGTTTTAATTGAGTCATTAAATTAGCTCTTTTTTGAGCCATATCTAAGTCTTGATCCATTCTCCTTCTTCTTCTACCTTTAAAATCTAAAGCTTTACCGGTTCTGTCTATTATATCTCCAACTATTGACCTAGCTCTATTTACATCAGGACCAGTTTGCGTTGTATTAACTGGAGTCTGCTCATTTAATAAATTTTTAAAAGTACCAGATTCAAATACTTCATTTATTTTTTCATTATTCATCTTGAAATATTTAATCTATAATCTATAATAATACATATATGAGTAAAAAAGAAACAGATTCTGGTTATGAATGGTTAGGTGAAGATGATGAGCTTACCGGTGAAAAAGATGTCATCGCTAAAGAAATTATGGGTGAAGAATTTGCAAAAGGTTACTTTCCTCCGATTAGAGTTTACGATGACAATGTAAATGCTGATAAAAAGTATATTTCATCGTTACCTGATCTTCAAAATGGACCTTCTAGTTTAATTCAAGGAGCTGCTGTACCGATTCAACAAGTTGGTATACATAATTTTAGATTACCTCTTAATTATAAAAAGAGAGATGGTAAAACTATTGAATTAGAGACTAGTGTAACTGGTAGTGTTAGTTTAGAAGCCCATAAAAAGGGTATTAATATGTCTCGTATTATGAGAAGTTTTTATGATCATAAAGATGAGATATTTAGCATCGATAAAATTAAGGATGTATTAGAAACTTATAAAGAAAATCTTAAAGTATTTGATTCTCGTATAATGCTTAAGATTTCATATCCTATTAAGCAAAAAAGTTTACGTAGCGGGTTAGAAGGTTATCAATATTATGATGTAGTATTCGAAGGTGATCTTACTAAAGATGGTGAATTTAAGAAGTATATTCATTTTGATTTTGTTTATTCCTCTGCTTGTCCTTGTAGTTTTGAGCTAAGTGAACATGCTGAGAAGTACCGTAACCGTGCTACAGTACCTCATAGTCAACGAAGTGTTGCAAGAGTAAGCGTACGCTTTGATGATATGCTTTGGATTGAAGATATACAAGAGTTATGTTTAGCTGCTCTTCAAACTGAAACTCAAGTAATGGTTAAAAGAGAAGATGAGCAAGCATTTGCTGAAAAGAATGGTGCTTATCTTAAGTTTGTAGAAGATGCTGTAAGATTATTATATGAAAAACTAAATAATGAGTCTCGTATTAAAGATTTTAAAATTGTAGCTTCTCATAATGAAAGTCTTCATAGTCATAATGCTATATCTGTTATTGTAAAAGGTATACAAGGTGGTTTTAGAGCCGGAGTTGCTAGAGATACTTTTGAATCAACTGGTTTAAGATAAGGAACCAATCTATAATATTAGTATGAATATATTTTGTACTGATAACGACCCTGATATAGCAGCTTTTGATCTTTGCGATCAACATGTTAGATCTAAAATGCAAATTGAAGGTGCTATAATGTTAGCTCATGCATTTGATCAAGAAGTATTAAATCATAAAGACTGTCCTAGAACTAAACTTGGTAAACCTCGTAAAAGCGGTAAAGGGTATTACAATCATCAATGTAGTATATGGGCTAGAGAATCTAAAGATAATTTTAGATGGTTAGTTGACCATACTTTAACAATGTTTGAAGAAAGAAATTATAGGTGGCCTGGAAGCCCTACACATCATACTTTAGCTTTTATAGAATGGTGTTATAAGAACGTGCATAATACTAATATTACTAAAGAAAGTATGACGCCGTTTGCAGTAGCTATTAGCGATAATTGTGAATGTAGAAAGAATCCAAAATTTGATAGTCTATCGACTTTAGAAAAATATAAAGAGTATATAAGAAAAGATAAACCTTTTGCAACGTGGACTAGAAAAAAACCCCCGGCTTGGTATTAATCTAAATTATTTTCAGCACTAACGTCAATAAGACCGCCAAGTTTTTCTATAAAATCTTTACCTAATAAAATTTTATATTCATTTGCTTCTCTATCACCAATTGAGAATTTAGTTTCAGGATAAGCAACGTCTCCTACTTCTATATCAAAAAGTACAACTGGTCTTGTTTCTATATTACCTGAACCGACATTTATATCGATATTTTCTATTACCTCTTTAGTAATATTTTTACCGTCTACAGTATCAAATGATATAGTACCGTCATCATTTTTAACAATATTAAGACCGTGCAATACATTATATGCACCATTACCACTATCTACTTTAGCTTCTATAGATCCTAATTCATCGAATACTATAGTTTCAATTAGACCTAATGGTTTATTTTCGTAAAAAGTTTTAAAGTTAATCACATTATTATTTATGCTTTAGCTTCGTTCTTCTTCTCTTGAATTTGTTTTCTAAGTTCCTTAGCTAATTTTGTTATTTCTAATAAAGCTTTTCTTGCTCTTGTTCCAGCTGCTGAATTACCAGATGTATTAAATTTTTCGATATCAGTGCTAAAAGATTCAAAATTACTTTTTACTTTTTCAATATTTTCTATCATAGAAATTATTTATAGCAACACTTTATCTTTATCAAACCATGAATTACTATATTCATGTACTCCGTATATTGTATTATCATCTTTACCTTCTTCTTTCTTTCTATATTTTTCAAAAAATAAACATGATTTTATTTCAAAATTAAAATTATTTGCTTTGTAAAAATTAGATAGTAAAATCGGACCTGCTTTAGTTAAAACATTTATTATATCAGTTTGCCATTGATTTTGAGCTATTCTATTATTTCTATCTATTAAATTAAAATATTTTATTTGTTTACATAATTTATTAAAAAATATAGAATTATTATTATAAAATATTGAATTGGTTATAAATTCTTCACCTTTATAGAATGAATCACTCTCCTTCAATAAAAGAATATTTTCATTGTTAATTAAAGTTTCTATATTTTTAAAAAAGAATATATCAGTATCACAATATAAACCATTATAAGCATCTAATATAAAAAATTTAGATGCATCGATGCGTTGTATTTTATATTCATAATTATCAAAAGTATCTAAAAAATAATTATATTTTTCTTTAATTAATTCTCTACATTCATCGATATTCCAAAGTTTATAATTCCAATCTTTATGATTATCTATTAAACTTTGTTGATTAATTTTATATTTGTCTGGTAAAATTCCATTATCCCAAATTTGATGTAAATTTTTCTTCATATTTATTTTTACCATCTCCTGACCACATTATAGCATTATCATTATGATCTTTATCTTTATATGATTTATCTAAAAGTTTTAAAGAAAGGGTGTTATTATAAAATTTATGCAATGCTTTATGATCACCATTCCAATCTAAATAATTTTTTTCTTCAAATAAAAACATATTAATTTTGTTTATAAATTCCTTTACTCTATCATTATTTTTAAAATATAAAAAACCTTCATTAGAAAAAATATCTTCATTTTCTGGATTTTTAACAGTACATATATCATCAGACAGTTGTGTAAAAATATCATCAAAGTTTTGAAGTACCAAAGTATCACAGTCTAATGATAAAACGTTATATTTTTTATCTAATAATTCTTTAATAGATTTAAATCTTGAATGGCATGTATAAAAACTTCTCGGGCTATATAATACTTTTTTTATTTCTAGTATATTTTTTATATCATATACGTGTTTTAACTCTTGTTTATTTTTTGTTTTAAATAAAGTTTTTTCTTGACTTAAATTAGGATTATCAATTATTATATTAACGTTGTATTTCTCTTTAAATTCATTTATTTGAACATCTGTAAAATCTACTAATCTAACAAATACCTCAATTTTTGAATTTACTTTTTCTAAAGTTCGGATTAAATTACTAACATAATTGACATAATTATAATCAGTTGAACAAGTAATAGCATTTTTAAAAATAGTTTTCATATTTACTTTTTCTTCTTATATCTAAAGTAGTACAATGATGAGCTCCGCTAAATAGCTCACAATGTCTAAAAGGTGAACCTATAGCTTGAATATTATATTTTTTTAGTTCTTTATTTAAAATATTTTCATATTGCGGATGACATATAATAAGCTCTTTATTTACTGAAAAAACATTTAATTCTATTCTTGGTGATGCTAAATTTACATCTTGTTTTTTATATTCAGATACATCTCTTTGTCTTAAAGGTATATAAATTAAATCCCAATTTTTTAACTCTTTAGGTAATTTATCCTTTACATCAGGTCTCATTACTAATCCTAATCCCGGTTTTAAAGGTAAAAATGTTGAATCAATATGAGAATCAGTTAAGTTTGAAGTTAAAATTTTATAATTACTACCTAAAGTATTTTGTAACCATTTTGCACCTAGCATTTGATTTTTATTTGATACATTCATTAAAATATGTTTACCCATTCTAACGCAATTAGCTGCATCAAACATTATTTCAGTACCTAATCCCATGTAGTCATCTTTTATTTTATAATCATTATATGCATCGTCATATACAGACATATCAAAGCTTGTATCAAGAATTAAAGGTCTTGGGGCAGATATCCATTTAGCACCATTTTTAAAATAATTTAGAAACAAATGTTTCATATAATCATTCTCAAAAATTCTCCACCTACATGAAGGAGGGGTTTCAATAATAGTATCATCAACTATCATGCATAAATCTCTAACATTTAATGCAGGGTAATCAGTACTCTCCCAGTTCGGAGTTTTAATTTTATTTACCTTCTTAGGTACTTTAGGTCTCTGTACTATAACGTTAAAAGATTTTAATAGATCTACATATTTTTCTATATCTTCTCTATGTTCATCAACATGTCTTTTTTGAATATATTGCTTTATATCAAATACTTTACCAAAAATATTATCATGAAAAAATAACTTAAACGAAAAGTCTAAAGCAGGTATAGTATCTGGAAATCCGTCTCCTACTATTACTTCTTGTAATTCATCCCATTCATTATGACTGTTAACTATCTTCATTGAAACATTTTAGTTTAGATAAATCTACTCTATAATCGTCATTAGTAGCTCTATCTTCATTATAAAAATTAATTCTATAAAAATCTTGAATACCTCTACATGCTTGATCTGGAGTCATATACATATGATAACCTATTTCATTGCAGTTTAGATCAATTAAATTATTATACATTAAAGATGTTCTTCCATCATATCTCATTTTTTTAAACCATAAATAAGCATCTTTATTATCGGTTAAAATCATACCCCCTCTACCGGTGGATAATATCTTTTTATAATTAAAAGATAAACAATAAAAGGTATCTTTAATATACATTCCGTTAGTAAATCTTTGAGCTGAATCTATAATAGGAAGGGGGTCTAATTTATAACATCCGCTCCATTTTAAATCGATAAAATTAACTTTATAACCGCCGTGAATTACTTGTTGAGGAACTGATATGTAAGTTTGATTAGGTACATTTACTAATTTATCAGAATGAATATTATTTTTCTTACAATATTTAACACTTAAAAAAATTGCATTAGTACAACTATCAACAGCTACTGCATATTTACTACCGCTATAATCTGCTACTAATTTTTCAAAGGTTTCAATATTTTCCCAAATATCTTTCATTTAAAGATTTAATTAAGATTTTTGGTAAATCAAATTGAACCCTTCAGCATACCATGAATTACATTCCATTCCTCTAAATAAAGCATAAGTTACTATACCATCTTTACTTCTAGGGTTAGGAAAATCTCTAACTTCATTATCATAAACTAAAAATGTTTGAACTTTATTATTTAAATTTTCTTCAGATAAAGGTACATAGTAATTACATTTAAAATTATTTTTAAATGATTGAGTAGTAGATGAAGGTATTTCATACATTAATATTTGTTCAGGAGGTTTGTCTTGATATCTTCTTACTACTATTTCACAAACTTCATGCACCGTTTTATGATCCATATTAAAATCATCTTTATTAGGTATAAATACAATATCTGGATTAATTTGTTTATATAAGTTTTCTAAATGTTTAATTAAGTTCCATTTATTTTCATGTAGTTTTTCATCTTCAAAATTTAAAATACCAACTTTTGTATAATTACCATATGCGTTGATATAATCTTTATCAGTGGTTCTTTTAGAACATACTATTAGATAAATTTCATAACCCAAATTTTTAAATTTATGAGCAGTTCCACCCACGCCTAACACTTCATCATCTCCGTGCGGAGCTATAATTAAAACTTTCTTCATTTTTTACCTTTTAAATATTCATATAAAAATTTACTACCGGTTTTAAAATTAACTTCCGGGGACCAATTTAACAATTTTTTAGCTCGTTTATTACTAACTATTTTACCTTTATAATCTCCTGCTCTCTTATCAGTGTATTCTACTTTTATAGAACCGTGTAAATTCTTAATAGTTTCAACTACTAAATTTAAACTTATAGCTTCATTGCCATCAACATTTATAATTTTATTTTTTGCTTTTTCATTTAAAGACTTGAAATTTGCATTAGCATGATCAGTTACATATAAAAAGTTTCTATATATAGAACCATTACCCGTGACTGTACATAGTTTTTTATTTAACGTATTATTAATAAAAGTACTAAGAATTGTACCAGGATTACAACCAGGTCCATAAGCTACCCCATATCTAAGTATTGTATAATTGACATTAAAAAACTTATTATAATTCTCAATTATATTTTCACAAGTTAACTTCATTGTAGTATATATGTGATTACTCTTATTAATTGGTAAAAGAGTTGCTTCATTAACATTAGTACTACTACTAACACTATAAACCCAAACAGTAGAAGAAAAAATTATTCTTTTTATTTTAAACTCTTTTACACATTCCAATACATTAGTTAAACTTAAAATATTTTGATTAA